TTGAGCAACTCGTCCAGCTTATCGTGGAACGCGGCCTCGTCGATGACCACGATGCCCTGTTTGCCGCGCAGGTTGGTCGGACGGCTGGACAGGGCGACGATGCGGAAGCCGGACGGGAATTTGATGGTGAGAGTCTTGATGTCACGGTCGCGGTCGGCCTCGTCGTCCCAGATGCCTTCCTCGATTTCACCGGCGGCGTAGTCGAAGGCCCGCGCCCACATCGCACACGCCTGGATGTACTCGATGGTCATGTCCAGGTTGTAGGCGATGTAGTAAGCGTTCTGGCCGCCCGCGTCGCGCGCGGAAGCCGCCGCGAGGACGTTATCGGCGGCCTCACCCCAGGTCAGGCCGGTGCGGCGGGATTTCTCGGCGATCTTCAGCGGGCGCTTGTCGGCGATCCAGCGCTGCTGGTAGGGCAGCATCACCGGCGGGGTGGCGGCGCTGGCGGTATTGGGGATGATGAGGGCGGTCATCGGCGGGTGATCTGCCGCGCTAAACGCCAAGTATCACGGTGGCCTTGCGATCTTTGGCGGTGATCTGCCAGATCACGTCTTTTACCCGTCCGGACTTGTGTACCCACTCGTCCCGCGCAACCTGTACGAACAGATCAACGTATTTGCCGAGGCGGGGCACGCAATCAAGGTCGAGTGTCAGGTCACATACTTCGCGCGGGTTTTTTCCGCTCGTTGCCCATGAAAATTTCACTTCCATCTAAACCTCCCTCGCCTAACAAGGCGTTCAATAGCATCAACGAGGTTGCCGCCGCCGTTTCCGCTGGCGCTTTTTGCGCGCGGCCCGGCGGGCGGCGGGGACGCCGGACCGGCCACGACGCGGGGGCGGGAGTGGTGATTGTGTGTTAAGGATTTGGGAATATGGAAAATCAAACAGCCAGCCGATCATGCCGCGATCCCCAGGATTTCCCGGCGAATGGCATCGGCGGATTCGGCGGATAGGCCGCCCTTGCGAGTGATTTTTTCGACGGCGGCGGCGGCGGCTTCGGTTCGTTCGCGGACCTGGCCGGCCCACTCCTTTTGCTTGAGTGACGCGCGAGCGAGGTCGGCCATGGCGTGGGCGGCGTTGCCCAGCAATTTGACTCGCGCGCCCGCGTCTTCGGCGTCGTCGGCTTCCTGGAGGTTGACCAGCAGGTCGAACATTTCGGTCTGCACCAGATTGAGGACGGCGGAACTGAGCGCGCCGGCCTCGTCCGGGACCGATTCCGCGAGCAGTTGCGCGGCTTGAGTGCTGGCTTTGACCGCTTCCATACGGCGCTTGACCTTCTGGCCGTGCTTGTGCAGCACGGTCTTGCTGATCTCGTAGCCGCGTTCTCCAAACCAGTCCGAAAAATCTTGATAGCCGGAAAATCCCTTTTTGATCAGAGCGGATTCGAATTCGCGCACCACCTCGACCGGAACCTTCGAGAGCTTGGAGGGCGGGGCCATACTAAATCCTCGATGGCTGATCGCGCTCTGGGCGGGCGATACTGGGCGGGCATTCGGCCCGGTATTCGACTACATCGACGCCATCCGGCGTGATACTGATCCGCCACTCGCTATTTGGCGGCGTCGATAGCGTGAGATAGCCGCGGCCGACCACGTATCGCACCGCGTGATGGATCTCATCGCGCGATAAGCCTGGATACTCCGCGCGCAACACCGAGCGAACTATCGACGCCGGCACGCCGATTCGATCGCCTTGATTAGCGATTTCCAGCAGTCGCCAACGCACCAACTCGCGGGTCACTTGCTCAAAATCAGGGAGATCCATGAATACCTCCAATCGCCAGCAACACGCGGTCCAATTTTTCGTCCAGCAACTGCGAGCGAGTGCGCAGATCTCTCAAGTGGTCCTGTAGCTCTTCGCGTCGGACGTAATTTCGGGATAGTTCTGACGTGATCGCGACGAGACTGGCCTGAATCGACTCAAACTCGCGCTCATCGTGGCGGGTATGCTCATTGAACAGGTCCATCCAGGCGGATTGACCGTCCTTACGCTGTTCATCGAGCGTTGCAAAGCGCGAGTCCAACCGCTTTTCGATTTGCCCGACCAGTAGCCGGCCTGCCGTAAACAGCAACATCATCAAGGCGAACAGGCAGGCGCCGAGCATCCCCAGCCATTCCGCCGCCGTCATCGAGAGCGTCATGCTCATGCCTAATCCGCCACCTTGGTCTGTGCCGCTAGCCGCGAGGCGTACCCCCGGCGGCGTTCGGAACGCGCTGACTCGAAATCCCGGAAGTACCGTTCTCGATTCCGATAGCCAGTCCACAGCAGGACAAGGACGGTGGCGGTGGAGACCACGACCGAGATTCCCACGCCAACAATCACAACGGTTTCGATCATTTCGCGCGTCCCCGGATCAGCCGGCTTTTTTCGATTTGACGAGCTGCACCGCCGCCTCAATAGCGAGGTTGACCAGTGAGTCGCCCACGGCCTCGACTTCCGTCTCGATCCGGTCCAGCGCGCGCTGCCGCCGCTCCGCGCCGCTCAACCCTGGAGTGAGCGCCGCATCGGCCACGGCCTGGAAAATCTCGGCCTAGTTCGTCGAACCGATCAACTGCTTGATGACCTGGATCAACAGCGAAATCAAAATGCTTTTCATCGAATTACCCTCTCACACACCAAGACGACGCTTTCAATCGCATCCAGAACGCCCCGCTCGGCAAGCTGGCGGCGCACGTCTTCATTTTTGCCGCTGGGTCGAGGAGGTCTACGAACTCTACGGCGACGCCAGCGGCGAGGAGCTGGATGTCATTCCCTCTAGCGGTGAGGGCGCGTTCCTGTCGAGCATCTTGATCGAAGCGCGGATGCACGATGCCCCGGTGCTGCGCTGGAGTTGCTCGAACGAGTTCGCGACCTACGACGATCACCGCCGCTGGCGCGACTGCCAAGACTGGATCGAGGGCTATCTCGACCCCGTTTTAAGCGCCTTAAACCCGCATTTAACGCACCATTACGGCATGGATTTCGGGCGCAGCGTGGACCTGTCGGTGATCGCCACGCTGGCCGTCGAATCCAACCTGGTTCGCCGCTGCCCGTTCCTGGTCGAGCTTCGCAACGTACCGTTCAAGCAGCAAGAGCAGATTCTGTTCCATGTGCTCGATCGCCTGCCGCGTTTCGCCAAGGGCGCCAATGACGCGCGCGGCAACGGCCAGCAACTGGCCGAGTTCGCCTGGCAGAAATATGGCCAAGCCCGCGTCGAGCCGGTGATGCTGAGCGAGGAATGGTACCGGTCGAACATGCCGGCGTTCCAGGCCGCGTTCCAGGACAGCATGATCCAAATCCCGCGCGATGTGGACGTGCGCGACGATCTGCGCGCCATCAAGCTCATCAAGGGCGTCGGTCGCATCCCAGAGGGCTATAAGGGCAAGGGCGCCGACGGCAAGCCCCGCCACGCCGACGCCGCCATCGCCCTGGCGCTGGCCTATTACGCCAGCCAGCAAGCGCCGCTGGCCTTTGACGAAATTCAAACCACCGGTCATGAAGTCTTGGGCGCCAGCGCCTATCGCGATCCCGGCGCCGTGCGCGGCGATGTACCGGTTCACAACGTGGGCTGGGGCACGGTGGCGGGCTCCAACGTATTGAGGGGATGGTGATGTTCGGATGGTTTCGACGCAAAAAAAGGGGGGATGTGGGACCACATGGGGGGGGTGTGGCCCCACATCCCCCCCTTGACAACCTTGACATAGTGCCTGCCGCGCCGGCCGAGTTCGCCGAATCCACGCCCGCGCGCCCGGAAATGCGCGAGATCGCCACCACCCTGGACGGTCGCGACATCACTCGCGGCTGGCTCACCGAGTCGATGCAGCTCCCACCGCAAGACCCGTTGCTCGAACGGTTGGGTGGTGGCCGATACGATCTCTACCGCGAGGTGCTCTCGGACTGGCAAGTGCGCTCGACGTTCCAGCAGCGCCAGTTGGCGCTCACCGCGTGCGAATGGACCGTGGAAGCGGGCGGCACCCGGCGGGCCGACAAAAAAGCGGCGGACCTGACTTCGGAGATGCTGAAGCACGTCGGCTTCGACGATGCCAGCCAGGGCATGCACTTCGGCGTGTTTTACGGCTTCGCGGTCGCCGAGTTGCTGTATGCCCGAGACGGGGCCACCATCGGCTTGGACGCGATCAAGGTCCGAGACCGCCGCCGCTTCGCGTTCTGGCTGTCCGGCGAGCTGCGCCTATTGACCTTGCAAGACCCCGTCAAGGGCGAGGCGCTGCCCAAGCGTAAATTCTGGACCTTCGCCACCGGCGCGGATCACGACGACGAGCCCTACGGCATGGGGTTGGCGCACTGGCTGTACTGGCCGGTGCAATTCAAACGCGGCAACATCAAATTTTGGCTGATCGCCGCCGAGAAATTCGGCAGCCCGACCGCCGTCGGCTGGTTTCCGCCGGGGACCAGCGTCGAGGATCGCAATCGGCTGCTGGCCGCGCTGAAGGCCATCCAGCTCGATGCGGGCGTCATCCTGCCCGAAGGCATGCGCGCCGAACTGCTGGAAGCCAAGCGCGCCAGCGGCCTCGATTACGAGCGGCTATGTGTCTACATGGACCAAGCGATCGCCAAGATCAACTTGGGCCAGGTCATGACCTCGGAAGCGGTTGGCGGTCAGTACAAGGCCGAGGTGCAAAACGAGGTGCGCCGCGAGCTGATCAAGGCCGATGCCGATCTGTTGTGCGAGTCGTTCAATCGCGGCCCGGTGCGCTGGCTGACGGACTGGAACGTGCCGGGCGCGGCCTATCCGCGCGTGTTCCGGCAGACCGAGCCCGCCGACGATTTGAACGGTCGGGCCGAACGCGAGCGCAAGATTTTCGACCTCGGGTATCGGCCGACGCTGAAAGCGGTGCAAGAGGTCTACGGCGGAGAGTGGGAAGTGGTGCCCACGCAAACCCCTGCCGCCCCAGCGCAAAACCCCGAATCGCCGCCAGCGCCGGCCGCTTTCGCCGCGCCGGCCGATCCGCCCGACCCCACCGAACCGCTGGTGGAACGCCTGGGCCGCGAGGCTGATCCGCTCCTCGATGCCCTACTCGAACCGGTCCGCGCCGCGCTGAATGCGTCCGGCGATCTGATGGATTTCCGGGCGCGGCTGCTGTGGCTCTATCCCGATCTGGACGGCAAGGCGTTCGCCGAGTTGATGGGTCAGGCGCTGGCCGTGGCGGATGCGACGGGGTATTGGGAGGCGCAATGAATGGTGTCGAGTCTCTCAAAAAAATAATCTGGACCAAATTGTTTACTGGCCATGCTAGGGGGCGACATGTCCGTTAACTACGGCTCTCTCCCCTTCGCCGAAGCCCTGGCTTTTTTCCGCGCCAAGCTGAACCTGCCGACCCAGCACTGGGACGACCTGCTGGGCGCGGCGCACGACCGTGCGTTCGTGATTGCCGGGGCCATGCAGGCCGACCTGCTCGCGGATCTACGCGCGGCGGTGGATCGGGCCATCGCCGACGGGACGACCTTCGAGACCTTCCGCAAGGACTTCGAGCGCATCGTCGCGGATCGCGGCTGGACCGGTTGGACCGGCGAGGACAGCCGGGGCGGCCGGGCGTGGCGGGCGCGGACGATCTACGATACCAACCTATTCACCGCCTACAGCGCTGGGCGCCATCGGCAAATGCAAGCCGTCGCGGAGCATCGCCCCTACTGGCGCTATCGGCACAGTTTGGCGAGCGTGGTGCCACGTGATGAGCACATCGCCTGGGACGGCATGATTCTGCGCCATGACGATCCGTGGTGGGGCGCGCACAGTCCGCCGAACGGTTTTGGCTGTAAATGCTACGTCGAAACCTTGGCCGAGCGGGATTTGCAAAAACAGGGGCTCACGGTCACCCGCGCCGCCGACATCCCCTACAACCGCACGGTGACGAAAGTCAACCCCGCCACCGGCGAGGAATACACCGTGCCGGAGGGCGTGGACCGGGGCTGGGACTACGCGCCGGGGGCGAACCGGACCACGCCGCTTTACGACCTGATCGCCGGCAAGCTGCCCAGCCTGGACGCCCAGTTGGGCGCGGCCATGTGGGGGCACCTCAAGGACGCGGTGGCGATGGAGCGGCAACTGGCGTGGTGGAATACGCTGGATGAATGGTTGGTCAGCCCGCAGAAGGGCCGTGCCGCAATGGTGGGCGCGGTGGACCTTCCCGTGCTGCATTGGCTACAAAAGGAAAAAAGCATCGCCCCACGAAGCGCGGCGATTGACATCAAGGAGGGGTTGATTCGCGGAACCAAGCAAGAGCGACACTTAGCGGCCCAGGATGGCCTGTTGGAAAGCGAGTGGCGGCGACTGCCCGAGATTCTGGCCAAGCCCGAAGCGATTTATTTCGATACCCGCACCGGCAAACTGGTCTATGTGGTTTCCGCCGGGGACGAGGCGGGCATCAAGCTTTCAGTGGAGTTTGATGTGCGCGTCAATCAGTCGGATCGGACCAACCGGGTCGTTTCCGGTTTTCGGCAATCCGGCAAAATCATTGATGAGCTGGTGCGCGGTGGGCTTTATCAGCCGTTGAGTCGTTGATGTGGGCGGGAGGACAGCTCCCCTCCATCCGAGACGCTTCGCGTCAAGTTACGTGGATGCTGATTTTCCACGCCTCGCCCACAAAGATGTAGATACCCCAACCCCACGGAAAAGTCAACATGGCGGGCGCCAACCAACCCATCGACATCGACGACCGCGAAATTCGTGATGGTCTGAAAGCGCTCAAAGATAAACTGGGCAACCTGACTCCATTTTACCGGGACATCGGCGAAGCCCTGCTCAACAGCACCCGCCGCCGTTTCGAGACCCAGACCGCGCCCGACGGCTCGCCCTGGGCGCCGCTATCGCCCGGCTACGAAAAGCGCAAGAAGAA